TAAAGAAACCAGCAGAGATCTTAGTAGATGGTGCTGAGTTTAAGACAGGCCACGTGCGCCTACAGAAGATCTATATTAATGAAGATCTAGATAAGATAGATTATGAATTACTCTTCTTAGGAGAGACGAGAGACTTTAGCTCTGCTATTGGTGAATTGACTATGTGTCAGTTAACTTTAACAGACTTTCAGTGGGAAGATGCAGCTGGTAATGTAGTCTTAGATTATGGAATTGGTTCATCTAGTAATGCAGTAGCTAAATACACAGAAGTAATTGATCAAGCTGTATTAGAGTCCAGTTGGAATGCATATCCTGGTGGTTATGGAGCACCAAATGCCTATGATCCAACTCTTGGTATACCACCAACTGCTACACAGTTAACTGCAGGACACATTGATGGAGATCTTCTTTTTCCATTGATCGATCATGGTAATGCTTATGATAATAATGATACTTTATCTAAACTAACTATATCAGGTAAAGGTATGCCTAATAGTTTTTGTGATGCTAGTGCTCAAGGAGTTGGACTAGATGTTAGTAGATTTAAACCTATGTTTAGATCTAAAAGAATATGGGATCAAATATTTCAGAATGCTGGTTATACATATGAATCAGATTTCTTAAACTCTCCTACATTTAAACAAATGTATGTTAGTGCTTTTGGTAATATAGAAAATATTGGTTATACATCAACACAACAAACTAGTGGTGTGTTCAACGCCTTCTCTGGAGGTAACGGTGAGAATGATGTTAACAGTTACATGTATTGTCCTAATATAGTTTTTAATCATCCTAATTATTTTATTGGAATTACTGATACTGGAAGTCAAAGTGGTGGTTCTTATTTTAATTCAACTGGTGCTAGTAGTATAACACCTGGTGCTGAAGCTTATTATAGTTTCGATTGTGGTGCACAAGTAGATGCACAACAAGAAAACTCAGATACAGGTTATACAGATATAGACTCTAGAGTTGTTTTATGTCTAGTAGATAGTGTAGGTGGTTCTATTCTACAAACACTTGCAACAGGTAACTGGGCTACAGGTGGAAACTGGTCGAGTCTTAGTTTTGATAGTAGACAATTAAGTGCAGGAGATCAAATAGGTGCATCAGCTATTTTCCAAGTCTTTATAGAAAGTTACAATGGTTCTCAATCTCAGGGTCCTTCAAATGTAGGTCAAGCATATTGGCATTGTAATGCTGCACCTGGTGAATACAATCCAGTTAGAGACTTAGATTGTGAATATCAACAAATTGATTTTATCAAAGATATTATTACTCAGTTTAGATTAGTAATGCAACCAAGTACTACTACACCTAATCATTTTATTATTGAACCATGGCAAGATTTCATTGGTTCAGGAGATGTTTATGATTGGACTAGTAAATTAATTAGAGAAAAAGATTTTATAGCAGAACCTTTATTTAACACACAGTCTTCGCAAATAGAATTTACACATGCAGAAGATCAAGATTTTATTAATAAGTTTCATCAAGATAATCAAAAACATGCTTATGGTTGGTTAAGGTTTGATTCACAAAACGAATTACTAAAAGGTAAAAGAGAAATAAAAGTAAAAGGTATAGCACCAACTCCTATTGATCAAATAGTACAAGGTGGTTCACATCTAGATCCTGAATTTATATTACCTCAAATATTTGATGCTGATGGTGACGATGCAGCTAATAATCCCAAGAGAGTTGCTATTAAACCTAAGACTAGATTTCTTTTCTATAATGGTAAACAACAAATAGACAACCTTCATTTTCACTGGTTCCTTGCTACTAATGCGACAGCATATGGCTATTACCCATTAGTTAGTAGCTTTCAATGGTGGCCTGTTCAAAATATAGCAGGAGATCCAGCTGCTACACCGCCAGTACCAGCTTTGAGTACACTTACTCTTGATTTTGCTAATGATATTAAATATTATTTAGATCCAAATCCAGGTTCAGAGTATCTTGAGACACCTAATACTTTATTTAACAACTATTGGGGTCGTTATATTTCATCTTTATACAATAAATTTAGTAGAAAGATTACAGCATACTTTACACTCAATAGTGTAGATCTACAAAACTTAACATTTGATGATGTTATTTTTATAGATGGCAAGTATTATAGACCTGAAAAGATTATAGATGTACAAATAGGTAATAGAACTGCAGTTAAATGTGAATTAATTACACTAAAAGATCAGCGAGTATTTTGGCCTAACGAACCTCTAACAGGTTTTAGTATTATAGAATATGATGGAACATGTTTTGGAGATAATGGTGAGATCCAAGTAACTACCAATGGTACACCTCCATTTACTTGGACTATAACAGGAACTGGTCAAACAGGTGTCTATAACGCACCAGTAGGTGCAGGTACATATATCTTTACAGTTCCTAACGTACCATTAGGTCAAGACGAATTAGTAGTTGTAGATACATTTGGTAGAACTAGTATTGTTGGATTTACAATCGCTAATAATAATTCAACACCTGTTACTGGTGCTGCACCTATAGTTACAAATCCAACAGATTGTGGTCCTGCACCATGTAATGGTTCTATAGAGGTTACTGCAACTAGTGGAGCAACACCTATTGATATAATTTATCAAGATGGTTATACTGCCGTTTTACCAGATACTAGAACAGGTTTATGTGAAGGTGATTACTTATATTATTTAGAAGATAATAATGGATGTCAATCTGCTGTAGAAACTGTTACTTTAACATGTGATTCTGGTGTACAAAATTATGAGATTAGAGAACTCTTAAATAATTGTCAACAAGTTTCAACAAATCCATTAGTAGCCACTTATGCAAGTCAACTACAAGCAGGTGATGTAGTTCAAATAATAAATGATATTAGATGTTATGTAGTTATTGGGATTACACAAGATGCAGCTGAATATCAAATAACTACAGTATATGCTGATTGTGAAACATGTGAAACTGCTTCTGGTAATTTTACAAGTTATCAAGTAGAAGCATGTGATGATCAAGGTGTTTATAAATATGTAGATCTCGCAGTAGTCTTAGCAAATAATCAAGTTGTAGAACTAGTGGGTGTACAAGGTTGTTGGATAGTAAGAGGAACTAGTTTAAATGTAGCTGCAGAATCTGTACAAGATCTATTTAAAGACTGTGCTTCATGTGCAACTGGTTTTACATATTATGCATATGCTTGTGATACTCAATCGTTCCCACATAGACAGTTTGATAGTGCAACACAATTAAATGTTGGTGGAGTCTATAAGATACAAGATGGACCTAATGCTGGTATATGTGTAGAGATATTACAATTACAAGATCCTGTAGGTAATAATGATTCACTTAACCCTACACAGTATTTAGATTGTGATGATTGCCAAGGTATTACACCACCTCCAGCACAAAAATGTACTACTCTTAATAATACTGGTTTTGTAAATCAAACTTATAGTTACACATTTAATGGTACTACATATAGTAATCAATCAATTGGTTCTGGTCAATCAGTTACCATTTGTGCAGAATTTGGTTCAGTAACAGTTAGTGATCCTAGTGTTCAAATTAATGTAAGTTCAACAACATGTACATCAGAAGCACAGTGTAGCCTTGCAACATGTATAGAATACATTATTACTAATAACGGTGCAATACCAGAAGGTAATTACAAATACACAGATTGTGATGGTAATCAATTAATTGGTACTTTAGCATTTGGTAATTCAATTACTGTATGTGCACGTAAACCACCTAAACCTACAGCTGGTTTAGATGTAGAAGCAACAGACCAATTTTGTATATAATAGATAATTCAATAGACTAATAATTTATATTTAATAGTATGGCACAAGATGTAAAGATAATATTTGAAGTAGAAGGAATTCAAAAAACAGTCACCTCTGTTGAAGAATTAGAAAATGCTTTAAAAGATGTAGAGAAACAGTCGAAGAAAACTGAGAAAACTTTAGAGAAAACTGCTAAAGAAGCCCAAGATCTTGGTAAATCAGGTCAAGAAGCAGGAGAAGCTGCTGAAGGTGGTATCAAAGTTATTGATGAAGCCTTTGGTGGTATAGGAACCAAGATTAAAGAAGTTAGTAAAGGTATAAAGGCCATGGGTAAAGGTCTGGTTACCTCATTCAAATCTGGTGTCAAAGGAGCTTCAGCTTTAAAGAAAGGTCTAATTGCAACTGGTATTGGTGCCATTGTTGTAGCACTTGGTTTAATCGTTGCATATTGGGATGATATTATTGGTGCTATTAGTGGTGTTAGTGCAGATCAAAAACAATTACTTGCAGATACACAAGCTACAGCCGCAGCTAGACAACAGAGTTTAGATGCTACTACTAGTTCTGAAAATAGTCTGAAATTACAAGGTAAATCTGAAAGAGAAATCAGAGATCTTAAAATCCAACAGACTGATGAAGTTATTTCAGCAACAGAACAAGTCTTAGAACAACAAAGACTACAAACTAAGGCACAAGAGGAGGCAATGCAAAGAAACAAGGACATTGCACAAAACGTTATACGTTTCTTAATGGCTCCTGTTACTTTATTACTAAAGACTGTTGATATGATGACAGCTGCAGTTAGTAAAATACCAGGTATTGATATTGCAACTAACTTAGAAGATGCAGTGACTGGTGGTTTAGCTAATCTACTTTTTGATCCTGAAGAAACTGCGGAAGCAGGTGCAGCAACTGTTGCAGAAACAGAAAAACAATTAGCAGCTCTTAAAAATAAAAGAGATGGTTATAAGTTACAAAATCAAGCAGACGAAACTAAAGCAAGAGAAGAAAAGTTAGCAGCAGATAAAGCAGCAGAAGATGAAGCTATAGAAAATGCTAAACAAAAAGCACAAGAACTAGCAGATCTAAAGAAATCTATTAGAGACGCAGAGGCTAACTCAGAAGCTGAACAGAGAGCTAAAGCTTTAGAAGACTTAGATTTATATTATGAAGAATTAATCCTAAAGGCTGAAGAACAGGGTATACTGACAGATGAGTTAGAAAAGAGTCAATTAGAAGCCAGTAATGCACTGAAACAAAAGTATGCAGATGAAGATAGTGCAAGAGTAGCTACAGCTAAAAAAGAAGCTAAAGACAAAGCTGATTATGAAAAGCAACTAGAAAAAGATGTTGCTGATGCAAAATTAGATGTGGCAGGTAATGCATTTGGAGCTATAGCTCAACTTTCGGGAGAGTCATCGGCAGTTGGAAAAGCTGCTGCGGTTTCTGCCACGGTTATCAATACTTATAAAGGTGCACAATCAGCTTATGCTGATACAGTCGGTGGTCCTATTATTAAAGGTATTGCAGCGGCAATCGCTGTCGCAACAGGTGCTTTAAGTGTTAAGAAAATCATCTCAACAAAGACACCTGGAAATAAGACAGCACCAGGAGGTAGTCAAACAGCACCCACACTACCTTCTGGACCTCGTTTTGATCCTACAGAAGCATTAGCATCTGCAACACAGGGTCAAGAAGCAGAAAATGTAGTTACTTTAGGTGACCAACAAGGTAGTAGTGGTGCTAATGTGATTAGAGCATATGTTGTTTCAGATGAAATGACATCGCAACAAGAAGCAGATGCTAAAATATCCGACTTAGCACGATTATAAATTAGATACATATTAATATGAGCAGCAAAATAAACAAGATAGTAGAGTTACAAGTAGAAATAGATGATATTTCTGAAGAAGAATTTGAGGATGTTGGAATAGAAATCATGTCTTTAGTAGAAGAACCAGCAATTGGTGTACATTGGGCAGTATTTGCTGCAGAACAATTTGTAGATAAATTACCTGGTGAGTCTGAAGACAAGTATTTAGGACGTTGTATTCCTCAATTAATCAAAGAAGGTTATGACGAAGAACAAGCTACTGCTATTTGTTATAATAGTTTCAAAGAAGATCAACGTAAAGATGAATTTGAAATTAATACAGACCAATTACCTGATTATACAGATCAATTGTTTCCTACTAAGGCACTCGCAGAAGAGGCTGCTAAAGCTATGGGTTGCTCAGGATCTCACACACATGATGTAGAAGGTACTACTTATTACATGCCTTGTGAAACACACGACGAAATGTTTTTACCAGAAAATCCATGCACTGCAGGTTATGTTGCGTATGGTACTAAAATAAAAAATGGTAGAGAAGTTCCTAACTGTATTCCTATTACTAACTCTATGGAATTTGAATCTTTTACAGATTATCCAGAAGGTGCAAGAAATAATGCTAAGAGAGCCATTGAATGGAAAGAAGAGAATGGTAGTGATTGTGGAACTCAAGTAGGTTGGACACGTGCAAGACAATTAGCAGATGGTAAACCTATCTCAGAAGAGACTATAGCACGTATGGCTTCATTCGAAAGACATAGACAACATAGTGATGTTCCATATACAGAAGGTTGTGGAGGTATTATGTGGGATGCTTGGGGTGGAGACTCTGGTATTAGGTGGGCACAAACAAAGTTAAATAAAATTAGAGAAGAAAAACTACAAAAAGCTATTTTAGAGATGGCTTCTCAGAGTGATTTTGGTGAAGTCTTAGACATTGAATTAACATCATATGTAAATCTATCTAAAACTAATTTCGAGACGATTGGCGAATACCTAAGAGGTGCTGATGCGTTAGATGTGTTATCTAGAATCAGTGCTAATGCAGGTGAAGAAGTACCTGAGCAACAATTCAGATATACTGGACCATCTGCACAAAGAAACTTTTGTAGAGCCTTATTAGCATTAGGTAAAATCTATACTAGATCAGAGATTAATAGAATGAACTCTATCAATAGTGGATTTGCAGAAGCTGGTAAGTTCTCATATTCAGTATTTGAATACGCTGGGGGCGTGAATTGCACCCACTGGTTTGAGGCCGTTCGCGTATTTAGAGGTCTTGGAGGTAGAAATGTAGTTATCTCAGAAGGACCTGCAGCAGGAGATGCTGGTAAAAGTCAAAATAGTAAACAACCATCACCTACAGGTTATGTAAGAAACAATGCACGTATGAGTAGTGAATGGAAGTTTGCAGAAGATGACGATCAAATGGTTATTACTGGACCTGCAATGAAGGCATTTCAAATGATACCACGTAGAGATGAAGATGGTAATGTGTTCCATGTTTATTTCTCAGATGAAACTATCAAAAAACTATCAGAAAAGTTTTTAAAACAACACAAACAACATATGACTGACATAGATCACTCTATGGAAGCAACAGAAGAAAATACATTATTAGAATCTTGGATTGTTGAAGATCCTGAAATGGACAAAGCTAAAGCATTAGGATTTAATCCAGCTAAAGGTGATTGGTATGTGTCTTATAAAATAAATAACAAGGAGACTTGGGAATTAATAAAAGAAGGAAAGCTGAATGGTTTTAGTATAGCTGGTCAGTTTCTAGAAAGAAATGCCAAATAAAATTATGATAACAGAAACAAAAGATACAGTTGCAAATGTAGTAACAGTTGCAGGCACAGGCAGTATGGTAATGGGTTGGAATGAAGGTCTTACTATGGCACTTCTAATAACAGGTATAGTATTTAATGTAGTCAGAATCTATGAGATCAGACGCAGAAGAAACAAAGAAGACAAATAAGTATGGAATGTACATGTAAGGTATGTCATTGTGGATCTACTACGACTAAGGAGTAATATAGGACTCTTTATAGATTATCTTTCTAATAGTTACAAACCGCACGCCATACTCTTCGGCTAACATCTTAGCAGTATATTTTCTAGGTACATACTTAGCTCTAATCTCTTCAGCTTGTTCAAAGGTTAGCTTTCTACCAGCTTTACCACCTCTACTACATACATTAAAAAACTTATCACTATTTACTAAACCTAGTCCTCCTTTTCTAGTACTAATAGGTGTTGAAATATTAACTATTTTAAAATATGGTATAGCATCTATAGGTAAACCATATTCTGCTTGTAGTTCTAATTCTCTACGACTACCTTCATAAATACATGCGTGTGTCTCTAAGATTTCCCATTCAGTAAATCCTTGATCACTCATTCTCTTTTCTAAATCTTCTGTCATGCCAATCTTGACACCTGGTATGTGGTAAATATAGTATTCCATATCTATTATATATGGTTTTGTCAGTTTGTTTAAAAGTTTTGTCATTGTGCACGGTATTTATATTTAATAATATCAGACACTAAGTCTGATGAACAATTAACAAAAAAAATCAATACATTATGAACGTAAATCAAGCATTGAAACGTCTTAAGGTTATGTTGAGCAATGAGACAGTTGAAGTTAAACTGGCTGAAGCTACGCTAGTTGATGGAACGGAAGTTTATGTTGAAGGTGAATTACAAGATGGAGCAATCCTATTTGTAAGAGCGGGAGACGGAGTTTCTGAAGATCCATTTGCACCTGCTGGAAAACATGAACTAACAGATGGAAAAATCGTAACTGTTGGAGAGAATGGTGAAATCACTAAGATCGAAGAAGCAGGAGACGAAGAATTAGCAGACGAAGAAGAAATCGTTGAAGAAGCTATGGAAGAGGTTGAAGTTGAAGTACCAGTTAGCGAAGTAGCTGCTGAACCAGCTAAAGAACTTTTAGAAGGAGTTGCAGAATTAATTGCACCTTTCGTTGAAGAAGTAGCTAATTTAACTGAAGAGGTTGTTGAACTTAAGAAAAAGTATGCAGCTATGGCCGCAGAACCAGCAGCACCTAGAGTTAAAAACACTTTTGCAAAAGTAGCTGAAGAAAGACTAGAACAAACAGAAGCTAGAATGAAGTACTTAGCAAAATTACGCAAACAAAAATAATTAAACACAAAAAAAACAAATAACAATTATGGCAACATCATTTAACGTCTCAGCCTTAAGTGCATATACAGACGAATTATCAATGGAATTGATTGCAAAATCAGTCCTTAACACAGACCTTTTAGCATTTACTGATCTTAGAACAGGAATGACTTCAGGACAATTCACAATCAATTTGGTTGATGCAGAATTACCTGTTTCAGCTCTTTCTTGTGGCGGTTACCCAGGTGACGGACAGGTAGTTTATACTCAAGTGCCTGTCACAATCGAATCTCTTCAAAGTAAGACGACTCTATGTCCCGAAGACCTTAGGGCCACCTACATGAGTGCATACATGTCAGGTTCTGGTGACAATGATTTCATCCCCATGGAAGAAATTATCGCTGAATCATACTCAGCAAAATTAACTAAAGCTACTGAAGACTTTTTAATTAATGGTTTCGGTGCAACTACAGGTTTAAAAGCACAGATTACTGGAGCTAACGGAGCAACTGTACCTGCAGGAGCTGCCGCTTGGACCGTAGCAAATGCTGTAGATCAAGCTTTAGATTTATATGATGCAATCGACGAATCAGTTATCAATAGAGACGATATCGTTATTGTATGTTCACCAGCAAACTACAGAATTTTAGTTAGAGCCCTAGTAGCCCAAAATCTTTATAACCATCAATCAGTTGAAGGTAATGAGATCTTAATGTTACCTGGAACTAATGCAAAAATTGTAATGAGTTCAGGATTAGTAGGAAGTTCGAATGCTTTCGCCGGGCCATCTAAATTCATTATCGCTGCAACAGGTTTAGGAGCTGATGATTTAGACAATTTTAGATTCCAATATTCTGTGTCACAAGATGCAGTACTCTTTAAGGCAAGTTGGAGGATCGGTGTAGGCGTTTCTCAAGTAAACGTTTTCGCAACAAACGATTTAGCATAAATCATTTAAACCAGAGTTACTTAGGTAGCTCTGGTTTTATTAACTAAAAAATACAACATTAATTATGGCATGTAACATAACAAACGGATTCACGTATAATTGTGCAGACTCGCAGGGTGGTATCGATGTGATTTATATTACAAACGGTCCCGTTGAAGCGTTTACTGAAACAGCTGGCGAAATCCAAACAATCACCGTTGGTGGAAATAGTTTAGTACCTGCCGATTGGATAAAATTTGAAACACCAAGACAAACTTCTAGTTTAACAGAAACTATTACTCCTTCACAAGAGAATGGTACTGTAACATATCAACAAGATTTAGTAATGGTTTTTAATAAGATGAGTGCGGCTTCTAGGAATGAAATACTTCTTATGGCACAAAATCAAGACCTAATCGTAGCAGCTAAAGACAACAACGGAGTCTTTTTCTCAATCGGTATCGAAAGAGGTGCATATATGACAGCAGGAACTTCTGTTTCAGGGGTTGCTTATGCAGATAGAAATGGATATGAACTTACCGTAACAGGTATGGAAAAAGATCCAATGTACACTATTTTACCATCTATTATAGAAGCGTAAGTTTTTATAAAGTAAATATTAAAGAAAGGTAATCAGAAATGGTTACCTTTTTTTATTTAAACCAATCTCAGTGGTCTCTTGTATACAAAACCTTCTCTCATAGTTTTACCTATCGTCTTAGGCATTGGAAACTGAACCTCTTTAACATATAGACCACCTATAGACTCTGCTGCAGTATATGTAGCATCATCGAATTGAATTTTAGGTTGATAACAAGCATATCTAATAGTTTTAACAGAGTCCTTTGTAGGATCATATAGTTGATTACTAATACTAAATTTAACATCACAATAGACCTGTTCTTGGAATCCTATTTTTACTATAGCCTCGAGTAACTGGTTTATTCTCTGAGGTATAAACACACCCATTATAGTTAGATCTATATCATGGGTATCGACGTCGTTTAGGATGCTCCCATGAACCCACAGAGAGTAACCTTTCCAGTCTATTTCATCCTTTATACGAGCGATAACATGTTCAACTGATGCCAAACCATTTATAGTTTGCCAAGTTGAATTGGTAAATTTACCATACCTAATAGTTTGTTTTTTCATACAATATATATTCATATTACAACTCACGCTGTTTTTATATTTAGATATAAGAACAATAGATTTATATATGACTATATACGTAAACGAAGAAGAACCTGTACAAAATATTGCTATTAACTTAGCTAATATAGGTGATTTACCATATCAATTTACTATTAGATCTCAATCATCTCATCAATCGACTGTTATGGTTGAAACACAATTAGTTTCTACTAATGCGAGATATAGTATGTTACAGATTACTTTCCCTGATGGATTTGGTGATTCTCATAAAAATGGTGTTTATTACTGGTCTTTAAAAACAGGCGGTCTGAGTTTACAAGAAGGTTTAGTTAAGATAATTACTAACCCAGGAGGTGAGATAAATACATTAAACTATAACTCAGGTGTAGAAACAGAAGAGAGAGTATCGGATGTATTCTATAGACCACAATATACTTAATAAAGATGAAAGATAACGAAAACTTATATTCAATAATTGGATCTCAATTTGCAGCACCTTCTTTACCATTAATTAAAGAAATAACTAATAAAGATTGGGTTTACTATGGTGAAGAAAATCTGTTTCCACAGAGAATGATAGAATTATACAATTCTAGTGCTATGCACCATACATGTGCACAAGCAGTAAAAGATGGTATATTCGGACAAGGTATTCTAAATTTTGGAGATGAATATGTAAACACACATGGAGAGACTATAGATGATATCTTTGAGAAGATTGTATTAGATTATACACTTTTTAATGCATACAGTTTAAATGTAATCTGGTCTAAAGATGGTACACACATAGCTGAAATTTATCACATTCCTTTTGCTAATGTAAGATCTGGTAAAATGGATGAAGATGATGAAGTATGTGAATATCACTTTTCTTCTAACTGGGCTCAACTTAGAAAGAATCCAGTACAAACATATAGAGCATTTGATGCTACTGATAATAAAGGAGATAATGCATCTCAAATATTTTACTATTATCAATATACACCAGGTAATGATTTTTATCCTTTACCAACATATCAAGCAGCAGTTGCAGACATTACATTAGACGCAAAAGTCTCGAGATTTCATGTAAATAACATATCTTCGGGCCTCGCTCCAAGTTTGTTTATTTCATTCAGAAATGGTATTCCAGATCCTGAAAGTAGACGTGAGGTGTACAATAACATACAGGAGACATATGCAGGCGAGGAAAACGCAGGCCGTTTCTTTTTATCATTCTCAGATGCAGATAATGCACCAGAAGTTACGCCAATAGAAGCTGCAAATTCAGATTTTTATATAACATTAGAAGAACGTATATCAACACGTATACTTACAAGTTGGCGCATCACATCACCCGCTCTGTTGGGAATTGCTAATGGAAGTGGTTTTAGTTCTGTTGCTGATGAAATTAGAATTGCTTATGCACATTTTATGGGAACAGTAGTACAACCTAAAAGAAAAAAGATTTTAACATCATTTGGTTATATTCTTAAACTATCTGGATTAAATGTAAAAATAGAAGTTATACCAAATCAAATAGAGGCTCAACCTGTAGATACAGAAGAAGCAGCTCCAGAAGACACAAACGAAAATAATATACCACAGGAATAATGGCAAACGAAACAGTACTTTTAGTTAGCGAACAACGCTTAATTCAATGGACGTCATTAGATAATAATATACGTATCGATGTTCTTACACCATCAATTTTAAATGCACAAGAGACATATACCCAAGACAGTTTGGGAACTAAGTTCTTTAACAGATTAAAAGACGGTGTAAAAGCAAACGATTTAACAGCTAATGAAGAAATGTTTTTAAGAGACTATGTAGGTCCAGCTTTAATGCAATTCTCTTTATACTTATTATTACCACACTTAAAATATAAGATGGTAGAAAAAGGTATCTTAAATGGTACGTCAGAAGAAACTGCACCTACTACTTTACAAGAATTACAATATCTTAGAGAAACTACAATGGACACAGCACAGTTTTATGATAAAAGACTAAGACAGTTTCTAATACAAAATCCTAATATGTTTAACGAGTGGTTAACATGGGAAAACAACGGTATGCCAAGAAATACAGATTCACCTTATTTTAGTGGATTACAAACAGAAAGAATAATAACAGATAATAACTTTTTTAGATATGCGAACACAAGTCCATTCTGTATGCCAGACTAAATTAATAGCTCTGACTACTAAAAGGACAGAGTCTAATATAAAAAGATTAAAAATATATTTATCAAATGAAAAGAAGACTAGACACATTACTAAATAAATTTATAAGTAGAAAACTAATGGTATTTATTATCGCTAGTTTAGGTTTATTTGCTAGTGCTTTAACATCATCTGATTGGGTAACTATAGCAGCAGTTTACATTGGTGGACAATCTTGTGTAGATGTAATTGCTAAATTAAAACAACAATAAAGGAATATGGCTTTTGATACAGGAATTTCGAGTGCGGTACAACAATACGTATATACACAATCTAATGGAGCAGTAACTCAACCAGTTAATGGTAGTTACCTACAAGCTTATTGTGAATATTTAGGTATTACAGAGCCAGTAAATGTATCATGGTTACAAGCACTTTGTAATCATTTTGGCATTACTCAACCAATATATGGTAGTTGGACTATCGCTCTTGCTGATTATTATGGTATAACATATCCTACAGGAGGAACATGGTGGATGGCACTTGCACAAGCATCAGGAGCTGCACCAAGTATACCATTCATATGGGATCAAGATACAAATAATTGGGAAGCAGAAGCAAGAGTATGGGAGATTGGAACACCAGTTGCACCAGTAGCCAACTTTACATCTGATTCTGTAACTATTATAGAAGGTCAATCAGTACAATTTACTGATACTTCAACTGGCGTACCAACTAGTTGGGCATGGGTATTTACCGCAGCAGACCAAGAAAACTACACTATACAAAATCCATCAGTAACATACAGTACTCCTGGTGTATATGGTGTTAGTTTAGAAGTTACTAATGCACAAGGCTCAAATATAAAGACAGTCTCTAACTATATGACTGTTACAGTTCTACCAATTGTTGCAGACTTTAATGCAAATAATGTAACGCCAACTGAAGGTGATACAGTTACATTTACAGATGCATCAACAGGTAACCCAACCCAATGGTCTTGGACATTACCAGGAGGTACACCAGCTACATCTAGTGCACAGAATCCTAGTGTAGTATATAATACTGCTGGTTTATATGAAGTCGCTCTAACAGCATCTAAAACAGGTGCATCAGATACTGAAACTAAAACAAATTACATAGAAGTATTTGTACCATCTACTGTAGATCCTATAACAGAATTTGCTAATGGTATATTTTACAATGTAGTTAGTGACCCATTATCAAGAACAGACTTTAGTAACGGATTATTAACAAATAAATTAGAAACTCTATAATATGGATTACAATTACACAGACGCACCATACTACGCAAACCTTAACCAAGGTACATTAACAGTAGATGGTACACAAACACACAATCTAGTTATTACTGAAGAAGTATTAGTAGTAGATGAAGGTGTAGTTACAGATAAATCAACAAACTATTATACATATGATGTAACTGGTTTATCTATAACTGAAATAGATCAATTAACACGCATAAAAATACAAGAACTCAATGGCTAATTATCACGTAAATTATTTAACAGGTTCTGATTCTACTGGTGACGGTAGTACAGGAACACCTTGGCAGACTATTAGTCATGCTCTTACAACATCGAGTGCAACTACTGGCGATTTAATTAAAGTTGTTGGTTCTACTACTACGGATGTAGATACTGCTGCTAGTTTTGCTACTTTAGAAAGAACTAATCAAATAACAACTGGTTCAGATTTAACTGGTAGTTTATCTGTAGGCGATATCATTATCATCTCACCTAATATTACAGACGGTGTAGAATTTAATGGTTGGATGCATACAGAAGTAGAAGCAATTACTGCAACTACTTTAACTACAAGAGGTTATCACATCTATCCAAATCAAACTGGTTTAACAGTTACTATTACAAAAGTAAACGATGTTATTGACAGTTATACTACACAAGAAAACATAACTGCAGATTTTAGTGGAGCTGTAGTAGAATGTGGTTATGATGCTACATTTACTTCTATTATAGGTTATACATACTGGGTTAACGGAGGAGTTAGTGTAGGTGGTAGATCTGGAACAAAATTCGATATGAATGTAAGTGGTGCTAGTATTGGTAACTGGGATGGTCTATCGCCATTATTTAGAAACTTAGCATTTTGTAAATACGAATATGGTATCAAAGTTCAATTTGGTCAATACGCATATGCAACTAATATTATTTTATTAAATGCTAAAGCAGGAGCCGGTGACCAAGGTTTCTATGCAGGACCATTAGCAGATGGATCAACTCCATTATATATAAATGATTGTGATGGTGCACCTATGGATAAAAACTATATGGTTTACTCTAATCAAGGAGACGAAGCAATAAGTAATATGGCACCACAAAAACTTTATATCAATGTTAACAGAGATAGAAAGATGGAAAGAGGTGGTGGTATTGCCAAAGGTTTAGTTGGTTATTCACAAAATGGTAATGATTTTGGAGCCGCTACTCTGCTTAACCAATCATATAATTACAATATTTCAGGAGACATCGTCATAATGGGTATTGATGATGCAGATTATGGTAGCTCTGCTTTTTACAAAACACCAACTATTATAAGTGGTGTAGGACAATTAACACCAAGTAGTCTTAAAGTAGTTAGAAATGGTAAAGCAGCATCAGACACTCCTATTAGTTTTATTCTAAATAGTAGTGATAACGCTGTTAATGGTAATTCATATGTTAAGTTACCATCAGGTGATAGTATAAAAGATGCTGATTTTTCAACTGTGGCAGTAGCTAACCAACCAGGAACACTATCAAATGCTGGTCAAACATTCGAAGATACAGATGGTTTATGGACCTCTGATAATGGAACTATCTTTAGTAAACAAAATTTAGTAGATCAAGAAACTGGTAATAGTTGTTTAGAACTAGTTCAAACTACAGGTATATCTTATGCTGGATTTAACAGTGGTTGTACTATCGCAGCTTTTCCAGCAGGAAATGCAGGTCAACGTTTAACTGGAGTTACATTTAGATATAAGAAAATATCTGGACAAGCATCTGGTTTTTCAGTAACAACACCAATTGGTGGATCATATAATCAATCTCTAGGTAATATAAACTTTGCAAATACTACATATAGCGATTCAACTGTAACTAATAGTGCTAGATCAATGGCATGGATTAATGCATGTGATCCAGATTTTTTAATACAACTAAGATTAGCTGATGGTGACAGTACAGATACATTCCACGGACTGATTGATAGTATAACACCAATTTATTCATAAAAAAACAAATAACACAAAGATATGGCAACTTTAACAGGAAATGCAATTAATACGAGTTACGAAGGTTTACTCAAAACAACAGACAATGCCGCTATAAGTGGTACTGCAAAAGGAATAACAGATGGTGCAGGTAATGCCATCAATATGGAAATTAAAACAAACCAAATCAACTTCCCATCTGGAACTGTAGATTTTACAGGAGCAACAGTAGTTGGAGTTGGTGGTGGTGGAGCTGCAGGCTTAGAAGCAGGATCAGGATCAAACTCTATGCAGTCAGCTGCTAGTTTAACTGGTACTGCAGCAAACGCTTCAGGTGGTCAATCGATTTCTATAGGTGATGCCTCGGTTGCAAGTTCAACTCAAAGTACCAGTGTGGGTAAAGGTTGTGAAGCAACTGGTTTAGAATCTCAAGCATATGGAAATGATTCTGATGCAGTTAATTCAAATGATACTGCAATTGGGCGTTCATGTGTTGCCCAAGGTGGTTCTAGTACAGCCATTGGAGCAAACAGTACGGCAACTGGAGGTGCCAGTGTGGCAATTGGAAATGGTGCAAATACTACTGCATATGGTGCCATAGCACTAGGTGATGGAATTACAGCAGCATACAGTGATACTTTAAGTATTAAGTTGTTAGAAATACAAAACTACTTAAACATTAACTTCGCAGATGATGCAGCAGCCTCTGCAGCGGGAGTACCTTTAGGTGGTGTATATCATACAAACGGTGCACTGAAGATTAGAATTTCGTAGATATATATAGTATTGATGGCTGTCATGTGCCATTGATTTATTTAGGTTGAGCCCCTGTATTTAAGCCATTTTTTACAGGGGCTTTTTTATGCAAAAAAAGAAGCCAGTGACGATCAAGAACACTGGCTTCAAACAAGTAAAATATAATAAATAGTACAAAACTATAACGTTACTAAGATTAGTAACATACCTTATATATCCAGTTTTTTTTTTGTTTCAAATTATTTTAAAAATAAATCACTCCAGATTTTTTTATGTCAATTATTTGTGGTATATTAGTAGTATACTAATGGAGGTTATTTACCTTCTAAAGAAATTATTTTAAAAATAAACGCTAAATAATTTTTTTATGTCAAAAAGATTTGGTATATTAGTA